ATTCATTGGAATATCTAGGACACCTTAAATGCTTTCATACCCTCCCCGGGGTTGATTCATATATATATTTTTTTATACTCTTCTAATATGCTTCTAAGTTCATCTTTCATCTCTTCAGTATAGTTAATATGATCTATATTATTATGACATCCATGACACAATGGTATTAAATTCTTTTCTTCTAACCTCTTACTATAGTCCTCTCTTATAGGTACAATGTGATGAGCTACATCTGACGGAGTTATAATTTTATATTTAAGTAAGCACATTAAACATACTTCATTATATTTATTCTTTATATACTTACTCATTTTTTTCCAATGAATAGTATTATAAAAATCATAATACTTTTTATTATCTTTATTGAATCTTACTCTATTGTTGTACTCTTTGTATCTATCCTTCCTACATTCACATTGTTGTCCTTGTAGTATCTTCTTACCGCATTGGGAACACTTGCTATATATAGCCATTACAAGTAATCTTCATATATTTTTTCTATTCCATAAGGTAATACTACTGCTTCATATCCTTTTGATTTAAGGTCTTCCTTTAATACCTTTATTGTGCGTTTCTTACATTTACGCCTTTGTGTTAATATAACTATTTTCTTTTCTTTATAATCCATAATGAAACTCTCCTTATATAACTATAACCTTTGAATCTGCTTCCTTCTCTTTAAGCTTAGTAAGTTTCTTGTCATTATCAACCTTGTGAGGATCATCTTTCCACATTGCTTTCTTTCTATTATTTAACCAATACTTTTGTGCAACTGTATCTGGTCCTCTATACTTTTTAACCTTTGATATCTTAACATCTTCTTTTACAAGAATAGTTGTACCATCTTCAGCAACAACTTCTTCTTTTACCTTTGTTACAACCTCTTCATAATATGAATATCCAGTACAGCATTTGAATAAAGCATCTTCGACTTGTTCATTTCTTTCGTCTTTAACTTCATCTATAGCTTGTTTTAATTTAGTATTATTATTCTTTTTGGCCTTCCATGCACTTCTTGAAATACCTAAATACTCAATTATTTCTTTGTCTTTACACCCATCCTTAAGCATTGATATGACTGTACTTAAGTTATCTTCAATAATTTCATCAACTGACTTTCTAGCCATTTTTTCACCTCAATTTCGTGGCCATTTTATTTTTCATGGCTTTTTATTTTTTACCTTGTTTAAATCGGTAATAAAAATATATTTAGAAAACAACTCTCAACCCCTTGATACTACTATCTTTAAGCCACTTGTAAAATATTTCTCTAAATCCTCCATAAGCTATAGAATTACGGATATACTTTTTTAAGTGCATATAATAGTAATTATTTTTCACTCTCTCCCTTAATCCGTATACCCTACTTTTTTACGGATTACCTCTCAAAAAAAATTAAAGCCTATCGTCAGTTATTTCTGCCGCATCTTCTTTAATTCCATTGCTTAATCCTAAATATCTCTTTGTAGTTTCTATATTGGTATGTCCTAAAGCTATTCTCACATATTCTATATCCTTGGTCTGCTCCCATAATCTATTAGCGTAAGTTTTTCTCATACTATGACCTGATATGTTCTTTAGTTCTAGCTCTTTACCTATATCAGCTAAGATATCACTATAAGAACTAGACTCTATATGATTACCTTTATTTGATGCAAAGGCATATTCACTATTATTTTTACCCTTTACATATTGCTTTAGAAGTCTTTTAAGATTAGGTTTAATAATTGCTTCTCTTGGATTAGGTGGTTTTTTATTTGATTTAGGATGCTTTCTCATGTGTGTTAGCCAGTCATTATATTGCTTCTTCTCTTGGATAATAAACTTCTCATTTTCTATAGCCTCTTTTATTTGTCCTATAGTTAAATCCACAATGTCTTGTGTTCTATATCCACTCGCTACACCAATATAAAATACCATTAAATTTCTCTCTGAATACCTTTTGCTTAACTCTTCTAACTTGTATTTAAATCTATCATAATGTTTTTCTGGAATCGGATTGGCTGGTACTTTCTTCAACCTTGTCTCACCTGCCTAATCGCACCTCCACGTCTTTTGTATGAACTATGTTTCATTAATCCTTCAACATATTTTTCAGTAAGCTTTTCTTCGGAGTGCTGCCTACTGCTTCCTGGTTGTTGCTCTTTTACTTTTTTATCTGCATTCACACTCTCACCTCACTTATTTTTTGCAAAGTAAAAAGCACCTAGAGATTTCCTCTAAGTGCTTATCTACTTTTCCTTAATAACATTATAGCATTTTAATTGTGCCATATGGTAGGTCCTTTTATGTCCCTTTTGTGGTACCTCTATGTACCCTTTCATGATACCTTTGTGGTACCTTTGCTGTTACCCTTAGTATGTTCTTTTAATTCAATTAATGACCTCTCTAGTGACTTCCTGACACTTTTTCTACTTCTAAATAACTCTTGTGAAGTCCTTGCCA